TTCCGCAAGAGGATTAACCAATGGCGCAGCTACTTGGTTATCTTCAAAAGTCACAAACAGTTCATTTTTTATCAACTGCAAATTGCTTGATACGGTTTTTGGTATTTTTCCGAACTTCTCATCTACATCTTTCGACATTGAGCTTAGCGCATTCAAAACTCTATCGCGGGTAAGCTCTCCCTGCTCAGCCATTGTTTTTAGTTCGGCAACAGGAATACGCAATCCTGCCGCCATAGACTCAGCTAGTCCTGGCGCTTGCTCTAAAATGCTATTTAATTCTTGCGACCCGTTCTTAAAATCAGTACCGAGCGCTTGGCCAAATTGAGTTAACGCCGCCGCCGCACTTTCTGCCGCTGGCGAGGTGAGCGCAATTGATTTATTGATAGTTTCGATTATGCCGAAAAGCTCTGCGGTGCTGCGGCCACTGCCACGGGTTGACCGCTCAAGCATTGCAAAAGTGTCTACCGTTCCGCTCAAGCTGGCGCGGGTCGATTCTGCAACCTGCTTGGACAATGCAAGCGCGGCGTTGAATTCTTCTTGTGTGCTGGTAGCGTTTCGAAGTAAGCCGGTAATTTTTGCGTAGTCGTCACCAAGATTGGCGATAGCTTTAACCGCATTAAGCGCGGCATAAGCCGATACCACCGAACCAATTGCTGCAGCTAGCTTGTTTGTCGCAAACGTTGCGCGGGTTGTCGTTTGAGTGGTTTGGTTTAGCCGGTTGTTTATCTGATTAATGTTCCTCTCTGAGTTTGAGGAATCAACAACAATCCTAATAGTGCGCGTTGCGGTAGTTGTCATTTTTTAGCCTGCGCCTTCTTGAGTTTTTCCGAGTAGAGCTTTAGGTAATGACTGTCGGCAGCTTGGATAACTCTAACTGCGTAGTCTTGCTCGTAGTATACATGCTGTACCGCTGGCACAATATCTGCGCGTTTTATCCTGCGCAATTCTTCAGCTTCTAGCCTCAAGTCTTGCCAAATTGCGTAAAGCTCAAAAACTACTTGGCGGCCTTTTGGTCTTGCGGCTTCTAGTTGGTCAAGAATGCCCATCTTTTTAGCTGCGCGCCATGTTTCGTGAGTGTTGTTTTCTTCAAACACCCACTGCACTACTTTTTTATTTCTTCTTCGTCCTCCGAAACAATATCCTCTAGCGCGTTCTGCCAGTCGTTGCAGGCTGCGATTAGCGTATCGTTTAGCGAGTAGATGAATTGCTCTTGTGGGAAAATTAAGCGCGCTTGCTCTTTTGAGTATTCAAGCGGCTTATCGTCTAGTCCGTACAGTGTACCGCTCCAGCCCGCCACGCCATACTCGGCCAGCCAGTGGCCGTAGATAGTCGGCCAGTGGTTTGTTGCTTCAAGGCCAGAATAAGCGCCGTACAATTCGCGCCGAATGTTTGCGATTACTGCCTGGGCTTCAGGGGTAGAAATCAATCGCAACTTAAAAACGGCTGTACCAACCTCAAACAAAAAACCATCTTTTATTTTCGATAGGTCTAACTTGTAGGCGCTTAGCTGCATCTTAAACAGTCCAGTTAGTGTAAACGGCTACGGCATGGCCTAGGGTTTGATCTAGTTCTGCTTGGTAGCTTGCCTCGGTGTTAGCAATAACGCTGCCCACGTCTGGCTCCGCCTCGGTCACAACTGCGCGGCGAACCACAATAGTAGATTCTTCGCCGTTGCCATGTGAAATCCGCGCCGCAATCGCCACGCGGGTGCCATCAAAGCTGTAATTGCGCCACACAAAAGGGTTGCTCTTGTCTGTGCGAACTGCAACCGAGCCTGAAAACTCAGGGGTTCCGCGCGCGTAACGCATTCCGCAGCCTGCCGCGTTGTCGCCCTCTTGGTTCAATGCAAGGCTTAACTCCATGCTTTTTACGGTACAGGTATTAAGCAAGCCATTAACGTAAAACGCCAGCACGCCACCTACGGCGCTAACGGTTGCGTCCGTTGGCATTGCGGTAACGGTTTGGCCTGCGATTGCCGCATAGCCTGCGTTCTCGCGCTCAACCATGTATTCCATGCTGGTTTTAGTCTCGCCTTCTTCTGCGATTGACAGGGTGGCGCTGTTTGGAATGCCATCGTAGCCAGTCAAGCGGCTAATGTTATCGCCACCCGCTGACAAGTCAGTTACCGCGTTTTGAAATGTGCGGTAGTAGGCGTTGTTGGCATTGGTATAGCGGTTAGATTTCAATGTTACGGTCGCGCCTGCCGACTCAGTAGCTACAGGGGCGATCGTCGTTACAATCGTGGTGCCGCCTGATTTTGAGGCGACAAAATAAAAACCATTAAGCAGTGGGTTGGCAAGGCCTGAGATCCAAAAGCCATCACCAACGCTAAGCGCGGCATAAGCACCGGCTGGAACGGTAAAACCATTTACCAGTGCTGCATAGGTGGCCGCTGTGTTGGTGTAGGCGGTTTCGGCTGAATAAAGTGCCTCGATAATGTACTTAACGGCCTGCTTGCTTGTGGCCGACTCAAACGCACAAGTTAGCTCAGAGCTGCCCTGTACTTGATCGTTTGGGTTATAGCCTTGGTTAAGGTTTTCACTTTGCGCCCAATTTACTTTTTTGGTCAGCGCGCCACTAATTCGGCGAACTGGCTCAAATACTGGGCTTGTATTAATTGCGCCTTTAGTGGTTTGCAAGCTGGTCAATAAAACCATATCCCGCATTGATAAAGAGCCGCCTGTAACGCTGGTAGGTGTTAGTGCCATTTTTTAAACCTCTAGTGTGATTGATTCGTACTGGTATTGAGCGATTACGTTAATGTGATACCACGGTGTATCTGCGTCTTCCCCGATTACATCCACCTCAGCATTTAAACAAATGCAATAGGGTAGCGCGGCCTTGGTAAACGATAACGCTAATAATTCGGCGGTTTCCATTGGTGCGACTGATCCGCTTTTGTTCTTTGGGTAAAACACGCTAATGTAAAAAAAGCCTTGGTAAATTCTAAAGCAATTGGTGGCGTCTACGCTAATTGCCACGGGTGAGCCAAGGGTGGCGCGCAGCCACGGCTGATTGCTTGGCGTTGTAAATGGCGCATTAGGGTATGACACTCGCGCATCAACAAAACCAGCGGGCAAGTTGGCGCGAAGGTGCGCGGTTAAATCTTTTTCAACTTGCGCTAGTGAAATTCTCAACGGTTAGCCGCCTGTAAAATAATTCGCTCAACAAATCCAGCCGGTGCCTGTAGTGACCACCCGCTATTCAATCGCCCGATATAGGGCTGCATGTTTTGTATCAAAATTCTTTTGTAAGGTTGCGCGCTTCTGATTTTTGCATCGCCATCGCTAATCGCTGCCGCTGGGGATCCATGATTCACTTTTGAGTTATCAGCCGCAACCAAAGAAACGTTCCACGAACTAGCCGCCTGAGTTGTGTCTTTGGGCGTTTGCATCACTAATGCAGTATCAATAAAAACCGCTGTCTTTTTGGTTTCATCATTGACAAAATCGGCCATAAAATCGTCAAGGTTTACGCTGTCGATAACTCTAATCATAGCCTGCGCACCTGCAACTCTATTGCTGAGTCAAAAATGTTTTTAACATCAACAATCAAAAGCTCTTCGCTGCGAAAACTACAGGTAGTGCTATCAGTGCGCACCGGTATTGTGATCGGTTTGAATTCTGCGATTAATTTGTAATCGTTAACTTGCACGCTTTGGCCGTTCACTTCACGCGCCTTAAATTCTTGCCGTATTGCTTTTATGGTTTGCGTTTCGGTTGTAGCCGCTTGGGTTTCATCATTCCAGCCGGTTACATTCGTTAAAATGCAAGGCTCAGCGAATGCCGAAAAGGTGCCGCCTATTAGCGATTTAGCTAGGGCTTGAGCGCTTGCAAAATCCACTTATAAAACCCTCATAACGCGACCGATATTTGATGACAACAAAGGAGCAAGAAGGTCATCAACAACCTTAAACCGCGTGATGCTTGCTTGTCGGCTCTTGTCGCTGTAGCTAACCGATAAATCACCTAGTCGCTCTTGCGTGATGTACCCGCCTTGGCTGTCAGTAGTTAACAACCCTTGAGCCGCCCTTACTGCAAGCTCACATTCTGCGCGCTTTAAGTTTTCTGGGATTGTGGTTGTAGGAATGTCGAATTGATTACCGAAAACGCCGCCAACTCTAGGCCACTCTAGCCCCTGCTCCATTGTTGAGCGGGAGCCTGTGTAGTTTTTCGAGTCTAGCCAGCGCGAAGCCATGCGCTTAGCGGCTTCTTTTTCAGCCGTTAGCAATGGCGCCCAAATTGTATAACCCATAGACGCCAAATAAGCATCGGTGTACGCCACATCGCTATAGGTATCAGCGCCCGCTACACCTGCGCCCGTTTCAATCGTTAAACTCATATAATCGCGCCCTGTGTTATGCCGCTTAGCGGGTACGTTTGCGCCTCGGTAGTTATCGCGCTTTGTGCGCCTAGTGTAAACCCTTGCACGGTTGTTAGGCTAGGGGATTGCCCTATTCCTGCCAGGGGATATTGAACAGGGTAAATTATTAACTGGTCGGTAATATCAGCAAAAACAAACGTGGCAGAATCAATCACAGCTTGGTTGAATTGATCGCCGTAAATATTGGCATTGACCGTTAAGCCTGTGCCGATTGCGCCGGTATTTATTTGATAGCCGCTTATCGTAGCCGTGGCCGTTGTCGTCGCAGCCGCACCGCCTTGGATAGACTGCCAACCATTAACCGAGGCAATAACGCTAGAGCTTGAAGCTATCGCGCCATGGATTGCTTGATAACCGCTTACGCTTGCTTGCGAACTGGCAGCAATGGCAGAAAATGAGCCGGTTATTGTGGTAACTGACCAAATATCAGAGTAGGCGCCGCTAGTTGTTACACCTACCGAACCCGCTATGACCTGCCAGCCGCTCAGGTTAGCCGTTGAGCCTGTAGCCGCTGCAATTGCGCCCGCTATGCGCTGTGAACCTGTAACGTTTGCCGCTGCGCTTGTGGATGCGCCTACCCCCCCCCTAATAACCTGATAACCAGTAACCGAACTAGAGCTGCTTGTGGTACCCGCTACGCTACCCGCTATAACTTGGCTACCAGCAAACGCCGCGCTACTGTTTCCAGTAGTGGCGCTTACTGATCCGGTTATATCACCGGATACTGATAGTAGGGCGAGAAGTAAGGACATTATGCAAAATACGCATCTAGAGCATATTCGCCACGGATTATCTGCGAACCAGTCGCCAACCCAACCGGCATCTTCAAGATCAAATGCACATACTGACCAGGGTCAACGATAAGCGGGACATTGAATCTTTTTGATACAGGTTCAGCCGCCCAGCCGATAGCCGAAGCGGCTGGTATTGACTGCACGCCAAGCGGTTTAATCCTTGCACGCTTAACCCCAGCAGCATCAGCCGACGTTGCAAGCGTCACTGTAGTAGACCCGTAGCCCAAGTTCCACTCCAAAAGAGTAGGTGATGCACCAGAAGCAGCGCCCATGACCCAAGCGTCAATATCAGCACCGTAAATATGCAAACTTTTACCCGCATTGGTCGCAGTGCCAGCTGGAACCAAGAATGCAAACAAAGCGTAATCGGTTTCCGCCCCAACGACCGCAGCAAACTGCCATTTACCCTCTAGGATGGTTACACCATAACCGCCCGTAGTGTTTGACAGCGTGGCGCTTGATGGTGCTGCGCTGTTGGTGTGGTTGGCAGTAATCCCAGAAGCAACGCCTTCAGGCTGTTGACCTGAGCCATTACCGCAACGAGCTTGAGCGGTTTGGAACATTTGGTTTAGGTTGTGGCCGTTACAGTTCGCCCAGCAATCGCCTAATTTTAATTGCATAGCCAAAGCCGGGGCTGTACCGCCTGTGAATACCTGCGCAGCAACCGGAAAACTCATTGAGCTGGTAGGCGCAGCCGTTGAAGACGTACACCAAACCTGCGCCACACACTCATATTCGGAACCGGCGGCAGCAAGGAAAAACTCTGTTTTATCGTTAGACGCACCAATCAGCCAGTGATAGCGAACGTTTGGCGTTGGGGCTGTAAGCAGAGCCGATTGGCTTGCCGCGCCGTTGTTGTAAACGATGCAACGGAATTCACCGTTGGGCATCCACACAAAAGCATAGCCGTCCGTAGGGGCAAGGATCGCAGAAGCCGAAATGTAAGCGCC